TTACGTTCTGCTGATTGTTCATATATAGTTACATGACCTGCAGTGCTACGCCTTACAGCTGATACACAGAATCCGCCAACACCCCCAGTTAAATCATATATAACTTGCTTGGGCGCAGAAAATTCTAAGGCAACATCAGAAGTGTAGCGAGTCATTGCTTCATGCAACGTTAATGGATCATAATGTACTATTTCCATTACATCAATAGTTCCATCGGCCACTTCGGGCCAGATATCAAACAGCCGAGTTGGATAAGTTCGGACAACTGAAGCAACATTGGCACCCCGCTGCGTATTGACAGCGGGGATAACAATAGTATCCTTTAACGGCCTTAAATCCTTGATATCTTTTAATTCATTTAAATGTTTGCAATATTTTAAAATATCATCTTCACACACACCAAGCGATGCAACAGCAATATCCAGCATCATTTGGCGGCTAGGGCGCATGTACACCAGGTCCATGGGCAGCAAAGCTTTTTCGGCTCCACTTTCTAAATCAGTTCCATAATGATGCCGCACTTCCATTGATTTCCAAGAAATGGAGCGCTCATTAAACAACTTAAATTCAGTGGGGCACAAACGTAACACCATATCAACCCACTCCGATAAGATAGGAGTTGTATAATATGGGCCATCTGGTGAACAGATCAAGCCACCATCACTGGCCACACCACGGCCATCATAAAAACGATGGCCTATGGCTTTATTATACAACCCAATCCAATTATTTTTCAAATCATGTCCAGCATGAACATGCAATTTTGATAATTGCCGGGGCAAGTCAGCCATGTTGTTACCATTGGCTTGAGGTGAAGGATATATACGTCCCAAAAACGATACAGGCATATAGGCTGGACGTTCTTTAACTTTAAGTTTTAACCCTAAATCAGCAGCAACACGTTCATAAACGGATGCTTTGTAATCAGCAGAAATGCCATCATCACCGCCATATATGCCGAGAGAATCCCAGGCTTGGCGAGGTGACATTCCACATTCACGTGCTGTTGAATAAGCTAAAAACCCATTATCAAAAGAATTCATTGCCGATGTTTCAGTGGCGCCAGAAGGGCGTGAACCACCTAATTCATATTTAATTCCATATGATGTACGGCCACCAGCTTTATATAAAGCGTTGTGAATATCATGTATTTCTTGTGAATGATGTGAACCATAACCACGCAACAATGCGCGTTTTTCAAACTGGGCTAAGGCCATTGTATGAGTGCCATCAAATTTGGAAAGATCCGTTTCTTGATGATTAGTGGCTTTCTCGCACACTTCATGCACCCTATTGGCTATTTGGGATGGTGATTTTCCAAACGCATACCATGGCATATTTTTCATATACTCAGAGAATGGTTGAATAAATCGCGAATACAACAAATAGTGCTCAACAGGGAGCGTTGAAATATTACGTGGGCCAAAATCGGGATCCTCCAATTTTGAAGCAGGATACGCCTCCTTCTTTTGGAAGGAATCCACCTTAGTACGTTTTTGGTCATCAATATTAACAAGATAATCAGTGACATTAGGCAACACATTTTGCGTGTTACGTTTTTGTGTAGATCGTTTTTGATTTTCTATTATAGTTCTTAAATCGGTGGCAGCTAACATGCCGGGCCGTGGGAAAAAGAAATTTAGGAATTCAG